CCTGACGACTGGGGCGGCCAATGTAGCCATAGGCTCATCTGCTATGGGGCTTGGCATTACTACTGGCGCAAATAACGTAGCGATTGGCGCTGCTGCGGGTAATGATCTTACAAGTGGCGCTAATAACGTCTTTATGGGAAGATTATCGGGCGCAAACGTAACAACGGGTGCAAGCAACGTCTTCATAGGTAATGGTGCAGGAGACACAATAAACTTTGCCACTGGCTCCAACACAATGGCCATCGGCAACGGCGCTAACCCTTCAAGCTCAAGTGTTTCTAACGAGATTACTCTTGGCGATGCGAATGTTGATTCATTCCGTATTCCTGGTCTGAGCTTTCAGTTATCCAATTCCGTCCCTGCGTCTGCGGCTGCTACAGGAACAGCAGGTACGGTTGTATTTGATGCTTCCCACATATATGTCTGTACAGCAACAGACACGTGGAAGCGTGTAGCAATAGCAACATGGTAATCCGCCACCTACTCATAGCCTTAATGCTTAAATTGGGAGAAAAAATATGGACATTTCTGAAAATGAAATAAACGCAATGCTTCAGGAAATACAGCGCCAAAGAAATCAGGCGCAAGACGAGCTTGTTATGTGCGCCAAACAGATGGCCATCCTTCAATCTGATTTGGCGGAGAAACAGAAAGAAGTTGACCACCTAAAAGAAAAGGCTGAGGCAAAAAACAAATGAGCTATCTTTCCGGTAATCACTGGATCATCTCCGATATATCCGGCCAGAAGATACGCAGATCTCAGGCGGTCAAGGATTGGCGCGGTCTTATTATGGAGAAAGATAACTGGTCTGAGAAACACCCACAGCTAGACATTAAGCCGAGAGCAGAAGATATAAGCGTACAAGATGCGCGGCCTCGGCAGTCTGATACTTGGGCAGCAGGCCAAGGGCCAAACGATACTAAAATAGAGTTTTAATCATGGCGGCAACACTAAGCAAGACAGCAGAAGATATTATAACCAGCGCCTTACGGTCTGCTGGTATTATTCGTCCTGACCAAGTGATACAGGCTAGGGACTTGGCAACAGGTCTTGAGGTCTATAACACCCTGATTAAGCGGTGGCAGACTCAGGGCGATCACTTGTGGGCTAGGGACGAAGGTGTATTGTTTCTTGATAACGCCAAAGAGTCTTATTCTATTGGGCCATCTGGTGATGAAGCAACTACAGCCAGTGATTTTGTATCCACTACCACAAGCGCGGCTCTAGCAGCGTTAGACACTACCGTTACTGTAGCCTCAACTACTGGCATGAACGGCGCTAGTAATCTATTGGCTTCGATTAGCCCAATATCAACCCAATTCTGGACTGATGGCAATAGCGGCGTTACTTCTGTTGTGGCCTCGGCGCTTGTCTTGACTAATGGCGCGGCTACGGCTGGTTATTCTGATTACACTATGGCTTGCACTGTTGGTAATACCTACATTGTGCGCTCTGCCTATGTGTTGGGCACGTCCTCAAGCGCAACATTGTCGATCATAGACCCAACCGATGCCAGCGTATTAGCTACGGATACTGTTGCGGCATCCGCAACGGTAGAGCTTGAGTTCACAGCAACACAAACATCAATGACCTTTAGGTTGGCTAACGTATCTACCACCTCTGGGCATACCTCATCTATCACCACACTGACACAAATTGATAAAAGTCAAGGAGATAAGATAGGCATAAAACAGGACGATAACACCCGCCACTGGACAAATATCGTAGAGGTGTTAAGTGCTACTCAAGTTATGTTGAATGTTGGCATGGTATCGGCGGCGGCTTCTGGAGCGCAAGTCTTTGTTTATTCTAGCATTATTGATAGGCCGCAAAGGTGCTATAACTATCGCACTGAGACTATTGGCAGCAACAACGAAATACCCGTACAGCCTTTTTCAAGGCAAGAGTATATGCAGCAGCCTAACAAGGGCAGCACAGGTACAGTTGTCAGTGCGTACTACAGCCCGCTATTGACTAATGGAAAAATGTACGTCTGGCAAACAGCGCAAGACTGCAACCAAGTATTATATTTTACCTTTGATCGCCCATTGCAAACAGCTACACTCGCAAGCACTCCAGACGTACCAGAGGAGTGGTATGACGCGCTCAAGTGGAACATAGCCAAAGAGCTGATAGCTGAGTATCGAGTGCCAGCGGAAAGGGCGCAAGTTATTATATTCAACGCAGAGCAGACGCTAGACCAAGCCCTTGATTATGATGAGGAAAATCAGAGCGTAAACGTACAGCCAAGTTTTGGGGGCTAACATGACCCAGATACCGCTAGGCAACGGCTTCTACAAGAGCGCATCTACTCCAGTATCGGCGCAAGAGTGTACGAATATGTACCCCGTTTATCCTCAGTCAGATGCTTTGTCTGAGGCTGTGCTATTTCCTGCACCTGGAACTGAATCGCTTATAGCGGGTGATGCATCAGCAGTAAGGGGCGGCATTGAGTTTCTAGGCTGCCCATACATCATAAATGATAACACCCTATACCGTATTGACCAGTCTGCTTCACAGACCTACTCAAAGACCTCGCTAGGCACTATTAGCGGTGTTGGTAGAGTCTCGATAGCTAAGAACAATACGCAGATTTGTATCGTGGTTCCAGGCGGTGATGCTTACATCTACTCTGTGGCTGGCGGCTTGGTTACTATTACTGATGTTGACTTTGATGGCCCTGCTAATACTGTTGATTACATTGACGGTTATTTTATATTCACCAAGGCTAACAAGTTTTGGTGCTCAGACTTAAACGATGGCACTAGCTATAACGCGTTATTCTTTGCTACGGCAGAGGTAGACCCTGATAACATTGTTGGCTCGCACGTTTACAAGAACCAGTTATTTATCTTTGGAACCAAGGTGACAGAGGTTTACGATAACGTAGGCGGTGCAGACTTCCCCTTCCAGCGCATTGACGGATTCATTATTGACAAGGGCTTAACTTCTCCCTTTGCTGTTGCTGATTTTGATGATACGTTTATATTTTTAGGCGCTGGTGAGAATGAGCAGCCTGCTATCTGGCGGGTTGAGGGCAGTACACCTATAAAGGTTTCCACTACTGCTGTTGATAATGTTATTCAGGGATTGACAGAACTGGATTTATCTACAGCTTTTGTGCAGACTTACTCACAACGCGGGGCTTATTTCGCGGCCTTTACCTTTAGTTATGAGTGCTTAGTATTTGAATCTATCGCAAGCGCCTTTGCTCAACGCCCTATCTGGCACAAGCGGGAGTCACAGGTAGGCACTGTAACGGATAAATGGCGTGTGGGGGTGATTGTTAAAGCCTTTGGCCGATTGATTGTGGGTGATAGCTTTGATGGCGCTATTGGTGCGCTTGAGCCTGATGTTTATACAGAATATGGCAACAATATACGCAGATTATGGAGTGGCCCCCCTGTTGGTGCTGCTGGCGAGCCTATATTCTTACATGACTTTGAATTAACACTAGAATCCGGCACATCTCCAGAGGGCGACGAGGGCTTTATTGATTTTGCTATGTCCTTTGATGGTGGCAGGACTTACGAATACCAGATGATTCAGTCTATTGGTAAAATTGGCGAGTACGGCAAGCGATTAATATGGGATAGACTAGGCAGAGCAGATCGCTACGTTAATTACCGCATTAGGTTTACAGGTAATATGAAGTTAGTGCTAATAAGGGCTGATGGAGGCTTTGACATTGGCTAAAATAGTGGTTCCAGGCCGAGATGATTCTATACTTGATAGACTCGGAAAGCCTATACAGCGGTTTAATGCGTGGATGAACGCAGTTACTAGCGGCGCTGAAACCCTTGAGGGTGATGGAAGTCCAGAAAGTGTAGTTGCTGCGCCTGTTGGTAAGAAATATGTCGATACAACGGCAGATGATATATACATGAAAGCGACTAACGGCGGCAACACTGGCTGGAAGAAGCTTAACTAAGTTTTAATACAGTGTAATTTGCTGTATAATCTTGATAATTATAGCGTTTGTGACCCGTTCGGGTAGTTCGCAAACACTCCAATGCAGCCTAGACGCGCTGATACTTTAAGAGAATAGCGTATTATGGGCGGTTTATCAGATGCCATCTTTGGTAGTGCAGGCAAATCTAGGTCAGGTGCTACCAAGGGCGATATAAAGCGAGCACAGGAATTCATTGAGAAGGCCACAGCTCAAGCCAGAGAAGATATTTTTGCTATAGCGCCTCAAGCTATGGAAAATCGGCTGCTTGGTCAGTCTAGCGCCTTTGATTTGGTGCAACAAGGCATTCCAGCACAGTTGGGAGCCTTTCAGGGCGGCGGTATGCAAGCCCAAAACACTCAAGCGCAGGGATTAAACCCGCAAATACAGGCACTTTTGGGTATTCCTATGGATGCTGTGCCTACACCACAAGCCTTGCCGACTAACATCGACTTTTTAACTCAAGCGCAGATGCCCCAATTTAATCAAGAGATTACAGCGGAGCAGGTGCAGCTTGACACTCCAAACAAGAGAACGCAAATGCTGCTTGATAAGTACGCGGCTGGAAAGCTGAATGAAGAAAGGGCGCTCAAGCGACTAACTAAGGATGGCAATAAGTATCCTGGCGTATCAATGGATCAGGCTGTAGCTCTATTGGGAGGTTATGCGTAATGTCACAGTTTCTGCAAGATGTCATGACATCCAGCCCCTGTTTTAACAAAGAAACCCCAACAAAATCAATGGCTTGCACTTTTACGCCTCCATTGTGTCATGACATCTTAGGGTGTCACGGAGGTGTGTCATGAGTTCATTTGCTCCCGGTACTAGCGGCATGGATATGGCTGTTGCTAACTTCAAGATGGGTATGGGCCTTGATGATAGATACCTAAATCCAGACGGCACTCCTAAAGCGGGCGTTCCGGCGAACATACCGCAACCGACTTATGCTGGCGGTTCAGGTATGACTGCTCTTAGAAACTTACTAAGCACTAATCCACAAGCGCAGGGGATGGGGCAGCAAAGCCAGAGCCAGCCAATGGTAGGGCCAAACGGCAATATCATGCGGCCTCCCACTCAGCAGCAAGCACCTTTTGACCCAGCTATGGTGCTGCAAATGGCGAGAGCCAATGGCGGACAAAAGGCAAACGACCCGTTTCAGCAGCTTCTAGGGCAGCTAGGAAGCCCATCACAGCCACCCATTACTGGAAGCGCCCTCACTAATAGCCCTATTGTGCAAGGAACTCAATCGCCACTAACGGAGCAGCAGATGGTGCGGGTCAATATGGCGGGGTCACAAGGCGGGATGTCATCTCTACCCGCTCCAGGCTCGCTAGATGCTAACGGCAATCCTACTAACGGTGGTTTTGCCCCGCAATACACAGACGCAAGCGGCAGGCCGAGCTATGTAGATATGAGCGACCCTGCTGTAGCGGCAGCTATGAACGCTCCAGGTGGCCCGACAACGGCTCAGAATGCAGGAGGACAAGGCTATTTTAGTACTCAAGGCCAGCAACAGCAAATGTCATCTCTACAGGGCAGCTTTACTCCAGGCGCTCTTGACGCTAATGGCAACCCAACTAACGGAGGGTATAATCCTAACGGTATGTATACTGGTGGGCAGCAACAGCAGCCGCCACCCCAAACCGGCGCACAAAATACGGCAGGCACTCAGGCACAAACCACGGCGACTGGCGCGCCAGAAACGGCTGTAGACCCTTACGGCAACCCTGTAGCCCCTGTAGCGCCCCCTCCTGTCAATTACGGTTCTGCCCCTCCCATTGGTCTAGCTGGTTCCGAAGCTGCCTTGAGAGGCGGTTTAGAAGGCTCTCTGAGCGCATTAAATCAAGGCTTCGGCGCGGCATACAGAAATGTTGGGCAAACATACGGAACAGATCAGATAGAAGCGGCTCGCAGACAGGCGGCAGCTAACACTCGCCAAGGTGTTGCTGGGTACAAGCCTTTTTTAAGTGCAGGTCAAGACTCAGTACAGTTACAGGCTGCTATCAGTGGCGCACTAGGCCCAGAGGCACAAGCACAAGCCTTTGCCGATATGCAAACCTCACCAGAACAGAAGTTCATTGAGGACAGGCAGCAACGCGCACTATTGGCGGCATCCTCTGCCATAGGTGGATTAGGCGGCGGTAACGTATTAACAGCTTTACAGGAGCAGGGCGCTGGCTTTGCCTCTCAGAACATTGCTGACAGGATAGCGCGATTGAATCAGCTATCTACACTCGGCATTAACGCTGCTCAAGGTGGCTGTAACTTGTTAGGTCAAGACTCACAACTACAGATGCAGGGCGCAATGAAGCAGGCCGATATACAAGGTCAAAGAGCGCAGACAATGGCTACGCTTGGCCAAAATAAAGCCCTTACTATGGCAGACCTTCTTACTGGTGCTGGACGCGATGTTGCTCAAGGTCGCACTAATGCGGGTAACGCTATATCCGATGCTATTGGAAATACTACGAGCGCACTGGCTAACTTGCAGAATCAGCAAGGCGCTGGAACGGCTGATATTATTGGCTCGGCTACAGATCAGCTGGCTAACATCGGTATTAATGCGGGTGAGGGCTTGGCGAATGACCAACAAGCTCTTGCAGTAATGCTTGCGAATCTAGCTACGCAGCAAGGTACTCAGTTGGGTAACGTGTTGACTTCTCGCGGCGGTCAAGAATCAACAGGCAAACCAGGCTTGCTAGAGCTGCTTGGTAATTTTGCACAACAAGCATAGGTTAACAGCATGGAATTAGATTTAGGCGGGTTTGGAGATGCAGTTGGCGGCATGGCTCAAGGTGCTGGTAAGGCTTTGGGTGGGCTAATGGGTGGTTTAACCACCACGGCCAATATCATTGCTGGAACGCATGACGATATTCAAGCTAAAAAAGAGCGACAAAGGCAGATGGATGTTATTACTGACTCTGCTGTTATGCTCGATCATGTTAATAACGGCAGGATTGAAGATTTTAACCGAGTTGCAGTAAGCGCTTTGGATAACAAGATAGGAAATATGGTTGACCCATCGCATACCTTGCAGATAGCTGATTGGGTAAACTCAGGCGACCCTGAACTGGTCGAGAAAGGTAAGAATGAGCTGCGTGATGTTTTACGCGAGGCACAGGTTCGTAAGCTCATACCAAAGGATAAGTTGACAGACAGTATTATCAGCGGCGGTTCTGGAAACGAGGATGTAGCAGAGATTGCCACTTTTAAATACCTTACCGCAGGGCTTAGCAAGGAGCTGGTTGAGAAGGCTAAGAAAATAGACCTTGGCTTGATTCCGAGGGCTGTTGGTTCGTCAAGCCAGACCATTACAAATGAGGGTACAGCAGGTATGGTGGCGCAAACAGAGGCAACCATAGCAGGAGCCAAAGAGGGTGCAAAGCTATCCGCGCAATACGAGTTAAAACCAAAAGTAGAGGCAGCCGTAGCTACAGCTGTTGCTCATGCCACCCTAGCGTCAGATGCAATCAAAGAGCAGCGGTCAAACGCCACAACTTATAACGTGTATAACACAGGGATGGAGAACCTTTACAAGTCTATGGGTGGAACTACTACTGGGCCGTTTGTGGGTATCTTGCCAGCAATTACTACCAATCAGCAAATTGCTGATGGCGCGGTGGCTGTTATGGCTCCTGTTTTAAAACAGATGTTTAGAGCTGCTGGGGAGGGAGTATTTACTGATAAAGATCAAGAAATGTTGTTGCAAATGGTTCCGTCTAGGACGGACACTCCAGAGGCCAGGGTGTCAAAAATCGGCATGATTGACATGGTTGTTAAAGCCAAACTTGGAATAACAGACGGGGGTGGTCAGCGGACTACGGAAGGCGAAATGGCTCCTAGTGCTGGTGGGTTGTCTCCAGATCAGGCGCAGAGGCTTCAAGAGTTGCGGCAAAAGCAAGCGGCGGGAGTTATATAGTGGCGCTCACTGAACTAGAGGAGCTGGAATATCTTGAGTTGCTGGAGTTGGCGGCTGCGTCTGAGCAGGCTCAGCAGCCACAGGCAGCGCCTAACCCTGAAATAGCGGTGGCAGGACAGCAGTTGGCAGATGGTGGTATGTTTGAGAAAATTATAGAGCCTGCTGCTACTATGTTGAGTGGTGGTCTAAGCATGGCTGGCGGAGGATTGGCTGGTCTAGTATCTGCGCCGTTTGTTGGTCTTGATGAGGCCGCTAATATATCCAAGGAAGTTAGCAACCGGATACCCACTTACTCACCACAAACACAGTCAGGGCAAGAAGGGCTTGAGAATTTTAGCGCGGCTTTTGATATAGCCAGCGATGTTGTTCGCGCTCCAGCCTCAGCCCTCGGCGCTGTAACTGAGCTGGTTGCTGGTCAAGGTGAAGATCAGGCTAGAGATACCATGCGTAGCATTCAGGAGGATGGTATAAGGGAGACAATGGGTGAGCGTGGGTTTGAGTTAGGAGGGCCAGCACTAGGAACATTCATGAAAATGCTTCCAGACCTATACCTAGCATTTTCCTCTATAGCAAAGTCTGGAAAGCAAGTCTCCGATAAGGTTAGCACAATAGCGGCGGCAACTCCAGACGGGGCGCAGAGAAGCGTACTTGCTATTGCTGACGATCTTGGCGTACCAGTCCTAACAACAGACATTTTTCCCCCGCAAACGTATATGGGTAGGCTGGCTGCCTCTATTTCAGACAAGCTAGGCCCGCTTGGTACTGGTGGAAAAAGGACTGTGCAGCAGAGGGGTCGAGTGGAGGCTGTAACTGGAATGGCTGACGAGATGGGAATTGATTTAAATACCCCATTTGCTGAGTCTATCGTAAAATCTGTGACAGCTAAAAGCGCAAAGGTTATGGAGAAGGCTGGGATTCAAAGGTCGCAAGCGATTACCGCTATTGATAGATATGGAGATTTTGACGCTCCAAGATCAATTAAGGCGGCAGACGATGTTATTGCAAAGGAGTTAATGCTAGGCGAGAAGGCTAATATGGCCATTATTGACGATGCAACAAAGTTTAAGAGCGAAATTACAAAGCCTTCTGACTTTAGCTTAAAAGCTGCACATAGAACGAAATTGATAAAGGATAGGGCGAAATACGGTCGCTCGGAAGACGTAGACCCTGCTGTTGCTGCACAAACTCTAAAATCTGCGCTTGACAAGGACATGATTGCCTTTGCTAGAACTAAAGATAAGGCAGCAACAAAAGCGTGGCTAGACTCTAACAGAAAATTTGCGGCAGAGGCAGATATAAGCAAGCGTACCACTATGAGGCAAATACTTGAGTCTGGTGATGTAAAGCCAGAGAGCGTATTAACCATGCTCAAGGGCGGTAAGTTGAGCGAGCTAGAAAGGCTGCATTCTGGATTGGGTGTAAAGGGACGCACTAACGCAAAAAAAGCTCTTATACAGCAAGCACTTAAAGATTCTGGATTCTTTAAAACAGATGTAGCACCAAACCCTGATGCTTTTGTAACAGCGCTTAATAGGCCAAACTTTCAGCAGGCAGCTAGAGTATTCTTTAAAGGTTCCGATAAGGCAGAGCTGGATGGTGTTGCTAGGTTTTTAGATGCCACGCGCAAGGCGCAGGAGAGCCAGCACCTTGTTAGGACTGGTGAAATTGCTGGTGTAGCTGGAGGAATACTAGCAACGAGCTTCTCTGCTGCTGCATCGCCTTGGATAACTGCTGGCGTGGTAGGTACTGCTATGGCTCTGATTAAGTCTTACGAAAGTCCTGTCGTAAGAAATATGCTAATAAAGCTACGCAACGCAGCCCCTGGAAGCCAGCAAGAGCTTACGCTGATAGAGAAGATAAACGCCGCGCTAGTGGCTGAAACAGCAAGAGAGACGGAATAATGGCACGTTTAACAAACCCATACCCGCAGTTTATAGACTCAAACGATGAGACTCTATCAGGTGCAAAGCTGTATTTTTACGAGGCTGGAACGCTTGTAGCTCAGAATACCTTTTCTGATTCTGCGCTGAGTACGGCTAACGCTAATCCAGTTGTGGCAGATGCAGCAGGCGGTGTACCTGACATATACTTGACCCCTACGGCGCTGTATCGAGTTATTATTAACAGGGCTGATGGCACTTTATACAAGGACATTGATAACGTAGCCTCGCCAGAGGATACAAACGGATGGCCTGCATGGTCATCTACAACCACCTATAATATACCCGATATTGTTGTTGGTTCTGATGATAATTTCTACAAGTCTACACAAGATTCAAACCTTAACCAAGACCCAACGTCTACAGCTGCTTATTGGGCGCAAGTTGACCTTGTTAATTATTACAATGCCAATGTTGTCTACGCTCAAAATGATATAGTTTTGTCTGGCGGTATATTCTACAGAAGCCGAGTCAACTCAAACACTGGCAATACTCCATCCACAAGCCCTACACAATGGGCGTTTTTATCTGCCGGACTTGGCACATGGAACGCTACTGAGTTTACTAGCTCTGGAACATTTACCAAGCCAGTGGAGGTGAGTAGGGCGCTAGTCTTGCTGGTGGGCGCTGGTGGCGGTGCTGGTGGCATAGCTTCTAACGGCGCTTCTGGTGGAGGCGGCGGCGGTGAAGTGCGATATGAGTTTGTAGAGGTGACAGACGATATTACTGTCACAATCGGCGCTGGTGGTGCTGGTGGTGCTCTTACCCCTGCCGCTGGCAGTGCTGGCGGCAACTCAACACTAACTGTGGGCGCTACATTAACGGCGCTTGGCGGCGGCGGTGGCGGGTTGGGTAGCGGAGCCGGTACTTCTGCACCATCAAATGCTGGCAATACTGGCGGGTCTGGATTTAGTGGCTCATCAAGAAGCGGTGGAGGTGGTGCTGGTGCTGGTGGCAATGCTCCAGCAATTAACGGCGACCCAAGAATTACGCCATCCACTAGAGGTTATGCTGGTGCTGATGGTGACTCTAGCAGTAGTTTAAATACTGCTGGCGGCCCTGGAAAGATGGGTTACGGTGGCGGCGGTTGTGGCGGTAGTGCAGCCACTGTTAATGCTATTGATGGCGGGGCGGGCACGACCACTAACGCAACGGGCGCGGCGGCTTCCGCTAACACTGGTGGCGGTGGCGGTGGCGTTCTTTCAACTGGCAGCGGATATGTCGGCGGTGCTGGTGGTTCTGGTTATTGCGTAATTTACACGTGGGAGTTTATAGCTTGAAATATTCAATCATAAAAAACAACACTGTTATTGACGTTATCGAGTGTGATGATGACTTTGCCGCTGACTATTCAGCAAAGCATAATGTTGACGTTATATCAGACAGCACAGCGTTAAAGGGTTATGTAAAGTCTAACGGTGTATTTATGCCGCCAGAGCCTTCTTTATCTGAAATTAGGCGCGAAAAGATAAAAGCATTGAAGCAAGAGTATCAAGCGGAGGTTGAGGCCAACGATCCGCTAACCACGAAGCTGAAAGATAAAATATCAGTTATCAATTTATCAGAAACTAAGGAAGAACTGGAGCAGATAAAGTGGTTAGATTAGCGCGTGAGGCTTTTGAGAGAAGGTCGAAAAAGGCGGGTAAACTTGAACTAATTATTAATGAATTAGCCATGCTTTCTTTTTTTGTTGGAATATCTTTTATTTGCATGGTAATTATATGATAGAAAAGTTGTTGGCGCATATTGGCGACTTTGTGGCCTACTCGATACCCGCAATTTCTGGCGGAATAGTGGACTACCTTAACCAGATTAACAGGGGTGATAAATCGTGGAGCTTCTTTGGGTTTCTCACCCACTTATGCGCTGCAATGTTCTTTGGATGGTATGCTGGTAACGTGGTTTATGGCTTAGGGTACTCTTCCGGCGTTGTAGCGGCCTCTGGCGGGATCGGGGGCTTTCTTGGTACCCGCATATCAGACTTAATTATATTCAAGATCATGGATATTGACAGAAGGAGCTAGTGCGTTTCTTGGTTTCTCTTTGCCTCTTTCCTAAATCGCTTATTCAGCGCCCGTTTAATCTTCTTTAGCCTTTTACCCGCCCAATGATGCAAGGGGCGAGAGCAGATAGCATCGTACTCGTCGCCGAATTTAAGTTTCTGCTTATTCGTCATCCGTATCCCAAAAGCAATGAATGGTAACAGCGTTCATAAGAGCCATAGCGCCCAAAGCTAACTGAGGCTCTGATAAGCCGTCAGTCCATAGCGGCATAGGCTCACCGCTCTCATCGAAATAGACGATCATGCAGTCACCAAGCTCCTCTACCTCAACATCGCCGCCGTTTATACTCTTTACTTCACCCATTGTTCATACTGTCCCTTAGCAACTCTAGGTAGTGTATTGCTTTATTTATATCTTCAATGCCGCCCTTGTCCTTGTAGCGGCAAACGTACTTGATAACATTGCCCTCACAAAAGCCTAGATTATTAGCCAGGGTGAACTCGATAGGCTGTATCTTCATTGTTTTATAGTGACCGCCTCCAATCTGCACATCCAAGGCGCTCTCCGCATCTGGTATAATGCCAGCCTCCTCTTGCTTCTGTAGCACAAGCCTTGCGTTATTAGCCTCCTCTTGGCTTTTAAACGGCCCTGCCTCCTCGATTAAATCACCGTCCTCATCATTCCAGAACACATGGTATTCGCCTGACTCTGCATCTCTCTCGACTGTAAACATATTATTCTCCCTCTGGCAGATCGTAAATATGGCGACTATGCCGCCCCTTGGTTTTATGTAGCGTAATGAGTGACATAGACTGAGAAGCCCCGTAACCTGCCCCAGAGTGCCAAGCATCTGGTGGCGCTAGTGTATTAAACGATTCAACTGTGCATCCGTCATGCTCTATAACGCGCTCATGGTGGATATGACCTGTAATCCATCGTCTAAATCGAGTGCGGCCCCATGCCTCTGCTTGATCTCTAGCCATGACAGATACAAGTCTAGCAGGCTTTATCTTGTCTCCGTGGTTTACGCCAATCAAATGCCGCCCCCACTCAAGATAGTGAAACATTCCTATGGTGTCTTTAACGTCTACGCGAGGTTCTTTGTCATAATAGAAATTAAGCATTAAGGCAACAGCAACAGCAGGCTCTGGGTTGTGATTCCCTTTCGCTATAATAACCACAACATTCTTATACTTGGTTAGCATCTTATCTATGCAGTAGCGCATAACCATACCAGCAGCCCTTAAAATCCGTGGAAAGCGTGTATCAACATCTAAGGCTGTTCCTTTGGCTGTAGCGTTATCTGATGTATTGGCGTGCATGAAGTCACCAACATCGACGAGAACCCCTGTCTCGGCGTTTGGCGACCTCTCTACAAGATCATCAATAGCTGCTCGCATATCTCGACAAGCTATATCGGTATCAAAGTCGGTCTTTCCTGTTTCTTCGTGCCAAGCGTACATACCGACATGAGCATCTCCAATAACAATCATCGACATTAAATCTTTATCGTGCTTGAGCTTTGGCTTTACGGTCTTCTTTGCTTTGCCCTTAACATCCTCAAGAAATCCAGCCATGTACTCTTTAAAGGCTTCTTGCTGATTCTCTTTGTTTTGCTCTTGAATTACCCACTGCTGATTGATCTGCCCATCTTCATTGTAATTTGTGGAGACTCTTTTAATGCCGAAACCTGGAGCAGTTGGATTGGTAAAGTCATTGTCTGGAGCGTAGCCGGAAGATGCCGCTTTTTTCTTTACCGATAATATGCCTGTATCAACCGCCCTCCTACCAATGCCAAGCGCTTTGGCTGCCCTAGTATTGCTGCCATGCTTGTTAACGGCATCAATGTACTCTGCTTGCCTATCGGTTGCGTATTCTTTTAGCTTTACATCAATCATAGATACTCCCCTAAACCGTTAATTATACGTTATTTTCTTGACTTATTAAACATAGCGCCCATTGTAACGCGCTGTCTATCGTGGTGCTCCTTTGAATTCTGGTTCAAGTATAGGTCTGCATTACACTGACCAGTTTTAACTACGGTAATCTTCCCCCCTTTAGCAAAAAACGCTTCTTTATCCGCATCAATTTGTTTTTGATCGCCACTTGGCTTTATAGAGGCCATGTGCTGATGCGTGATAATGTCATCAATATCTTGTCTGTTCATTATTTATTCTTCAGTAATACAACTTTTTTGTCTAGTTGGCGCAGGTTTGGTTTGCGCAAAAGCCGCCTATGATAGTTGCTTTCTTTGTAAATCTTCGCGTTATTCTCAATAATACATAGCTCAGTGCCGCAAAGATAAGCCGCTACCAAATGATCTGCCGACCCATCTTGATTGGTGTCAACATACCATAGAGAGGTCTGTAGCTTATCCTTAAGCTGCTGGTGTATGGTAACTGCAAAGTCATCACAATCTCCACTTACAGGGCCGTAGTCTGGTAGTTCCCTCCAAGTATCAATCACATCTGACTCATAAGTAAATCTCTGCTTTAGCTGCCATGCCGCATCATGCGCCCTTGCATCTAAACCGCCGCAGCCTGTTAGCAGCAGAAACAAGGCGCAACCAATTATTATTAGTATTAGACTGGTGTACGCTTCGTTATCGTGCCATTTCATAATTTATTCCGATGATTTGTTTTTAATAGCCTTCCACTTAGCCAATACACTATACTCAGGCTCGCCAGTTTGCAAGACTTGTTCAAGTATTTTTAAGCTATCCCCATCCGGCCATAGTCTGCCCTTCTTATCTCGGCGCGTCTTTACAGTATCAATAGCCTTTAAAACCGTTGCTCTTTGCGCCACAAAAGATGGGATAACTTCGCCTATCTCTTGCATTCCTAACCCTTCTAAACCTTCCATTCTCTATCTCCTAAGTGGGGTCATTTTCTATATGTATATGGGTATCGTGCAAGATAACATCAAAGCACACGCCGAGTCTGTTACGCAACTTCTCTGCTACTTTTTCAGCCTCGCCTTGAGCAAAATAATTTGTCCTGCAATCAATCGCCAAGCCGTAGTAATGAAAGCTGCCAGCAGAGTGAGTTCCATCTAGGCCGCAAGTTATAACAAGCTCTTGACCAAACTCTCGCCATATTGCATCTGCTGTTTTTAGTGCTGGCCTCATTCGTATATCAAGACCTGCTAATATTGCACCTTTTTTTATTTGCATTACTATACTCTCCCATGATTGTCGTGATAGCCATGTATACATTCAGCGATTAGCCTATGATTACTGGCTATTTTTAGGTCTGTAAAATACCCTAGATGCCGCCGCCTTCCGTTAGCGCGAATATATGCACACCACTTTCCCCTTGGCTTATACCAGTGCACACCAATAACCCCCGACAGGTTATTCTTAGGCATCTTTCGGTTTTTATGGTTCTCTTGGTTAGTAACGTCGCGCAGGTTTTCTATGCGGTTATCATCTCTGACTCCGTTGATGTGGTCGATTTGATTTTTTGGCCACTCGCCGTAATGCATCAACCAAGAAATGCGACTAACCTTAAAACTCTTGCCGCCAACCTTTACATACCGATAGCCGTTAGACGAATCAATGCCGCCAGCCTCTGTCCCTGCTTTAGCCCTATAATTCCTGTCAATCTTGTTTGTCAAGACGCCTGTTTTAGGATTGTATAAAAACAGGCTCTTAACTTGCTCGTAATTCATTTCCATCACTACTCTCCTGTTGGTGTGCTACCTAACAGCTCAGGGTTTTCGTAGATGTTTCCGATTACCCTACATTTACCATCCAAAAAGCAATCTTCAACTACCCACCCATCGCCAGTGCCTTGCTCTTCTCCGTCTTCGCCATAAAGTGGCATTCCACCAAAGCGAACCTCTGTGTTGGTATAGCCCCAAGTAACAATATCACCCTCATAAATCTCAACGCCGTTCTTATCCTTGAGGCCGGTGTATTGCATTAGGTTCTCAGCCTTTATCTCGTAACTAAACATACATCCATAACCAGAAAGGTAATCGCAAAATGATTCGTGGTGCATATTCTCCCCATCCCAAGCCCTAAACTTAATTTCTCTACTCATCACTGCTCTCCTGTTGGTGTGGCTCTGGTGTTCCATGCGAGCCTAGCCTTTTTCTCATTATGCTGAAACTCAAAACCCACAGAACAATCCTCACAGGTGATGATCCAGAAATATGTTGAGAAGTTTTCAGGCAGGTACTCTCTGGCTTTTATATCTGATCCACCACAGAACGGACAAGGCAATAATTCATCGCTCATCACTCCACCCCTAGCATCAGCTTAACGTCAGCTTCCATGTTTTCTATTACCCACAGGCAGGCTTCTTCGGTGCTGTAAAGGGTGGGGCGTTGATGCCGTGCGTCAAAGTTTACAGCAAGACACTGAGTTATGTGGTCATAAAATATGTAATGCTTCTTCTGCCCCAAATTACTCCAATCAGCCACCCAATCACCGTGCAGTTCTTTGAGCTTGTCTTGTACGCGAACAGTAGCTTTTTGCTTGTCTCTTGCTGCAAAGGCTTCGGCTTGGGTTCTGTAAAGAACACCCATTGCAAGATGGTCTAATAGAAAAACACACCCGTCAAAAGTGCATTCGTCTATGCAGCCATCCGCGTACAAAACATAAACCTTATCCCCCTCTTGCGGCCAAGATTCAGCTTTATCTGACGCATCAATAATCGCTTTCAGTTTAACAAGCTCGGCCTGTACTTCATCGTATTGCTTTTGTGCTTCTTGTTTGTTCATCACTACTCTCCTGTTGGTGTTAAAAATCAAGACCCGTTTTTAGCCTCGCCATTATCCCTATGCCACTGGCTGTGATGAGCCGAGCAAAGCCACCTTACGTTAAGCGGCTTGGCGTAGTCGTCGTGGTGCGCGTGTATCCTAGTCTCTGTTTTGCACACCTCGCATGGCTCCCTATGTAGCCTACCATCTCTAATAGCGTGATTAACCATAGTGACAGCCTTATACTTGACTGGGTTTTGCCTCCTATATTTCGCGAGATATTTCTTATCCTGCCTATTACCTCTATCCCGATCATAAGCCCTAACCTTATCAATGTTGTCTTGCCTATACTTTCTGACCTTTGCTCGATAACAGGGCTTACACTGTCTTAACCCTTTATAGAACTCAGAATCATTCTTGTCTATGCTACACAGCCTGCAAGTTTTCATACTTTCTCCTAAGTGGTGAGAACACACTACAACCTAAACGGGCTGTGTTTACAAATACCATTTAGAAGGGAACATCTTCAAAATCATCAAAACCGCCCGCTTGATTCTGCGGAGCAGAAGCATAACCTTGTTGCTGTGCTGGCGCTGATTGTGATCGAGGCGCTTGCTGTTGCTGCTCCTGCTTTCCACCTATTAGCGTAATGTCATTGACATTAACCGCAAGATTTGACCCAGACTTGCCGTTACTTTCCCACTCATCTAAGCTTGCCTCACCAGACACAGCAACTTGAGTACCTTTTGTTAAATACTGAGGCAGCCCGCCCTCTGCTCTCTTGCCCCACAGAGTACACTTGACCCATGTTGTTTTCTTTTTGTCGCCAAAGCCTGACTCTACTGCGACACTAAAGCCACAAACAGCCTTTTGACTTGGCGTGTATCTAACCTCTGCATCGTTCCCTATCCTTCCCGTAAATGTGTAGACATTCATTGCTTTTTCCTCTTTTTAAGATAATTAACTGCTTTTTCTGCATTATAGTCGTGCTCTCTAAGAGCGTACTTCATCTGCCCATAGTTTACTTTTTGCTCATCGGCAAGCGTGGCTATCGTGTATGTCCTGTTGTTATATTCAATCATCCTTGCTGTTGGCCCCTTTTTAAATCGCTCTGCCCTTGGAGTTGGCAGCTTTGCCTTTTCCAGTAGATCCGCCATTAGAAACTTCATACTCTTCCCTCCGCATTGACTTTTGTTTTGCTACAGCTTTCCGATACTCTTCCTTTGTCATGGTAGAGTTAACCCACTCATCTAGTGATTCACTAAACCTAAACACCATATCATGCCTGCCAATCTTGTAGAGTGTTCCTTTAATAAAGTGCATTATTGCTCTCCCATTTCTATGCCTTTAGCGGCGTTCAGTGCCATGCGAAACGCTGTTTCTTTCGTCTTGCCTCTGCTGGCCGTAGTTAACTGGCCGCCCTTGCTTGGCGCTCTAGCAATCAGGCAAATCTCTTCATACTCCCATTCAACCCACAGTTGAGCAGCGCCCTCGTAATCATCAGCTTCAAGGCACTTGTTAATTTCGGCACCGGCTACAATCATTTGGTCTGTTTCAGTGACAATCCGCTCTTGTGGCAAGCTCTCACCAGCATAAATGTAGTGACCTAACCCAAACATCGCTAAACACTTAACCAGACACCTCATTCTTGCGCTATTGATGTCAAAGGCATTAGGGTTCTTTATTGAATTATTCTTAAAGTCTAAAACTGGTAGCCACATAGTATGCGTAATTCCTTCAATAGTGACAGAAACGCGCACCTCCATAGACCCATCACTGTATATTGTGTCAGGCTCCAAATGATAGTCTACTGTTGGGTACTGCTCCTTAACCATAGCCCAAGCCCAAGTCCAGGATAAATAGGAATACTGCCCTTTTGGCTTTATATGCTTAGAGCAATTAATAGCGCTTAAATTCGCCCAGACATTAGTTTCCATTTGCAATACTCCTTGCTGTTGCTACCTGCTCATTAGCATACGCTAAAGCATATCCACTGTAATAGCTTTCTGATTGCCCTGTAGCACAAGGTAGCCCATCCTCGCAATCCATTATCCCGCAATACTCCTGCTGCTCTTGAAAGCACAGGTTATCAATAGACTCCATTACTTCACCTCCCGATAATATCTAATTCTGTTTACCTTCTCGGCCATTGGCTGACGCTTATTGCGCGTTGCCAACATTCGCTTATCCTGCTTGTCTAGCTTGGTTCCCATCTGTTTAATGTCAATCATTGTTATTCTCCAGTGCTTTTAAGAGTTCGTCTGCCACAGCTACGGCGACATTGCCCACTCTGCTTACAGGTATATCCCACTCAGAGTCAGCCATGAGCGCCTGCATAGCCAACCCTGCAAAGTATTCTCGCTTGGTTAGTCCTTCAATGACAACGCTGTACCTCTGGCCTTTTCTGATCTCAGACGTAACGTAAGTGTCTGCTGGCTTGTCTCCGTTATTCATATCCTGCCCTCCTCTACAGCATTTTTTCTAACAGTAAAATCACAAGGCTTAGAGCCATCATCATATTCATAGCGCAGGCTGCTCATAAAAGCATCGTCTTCAAGCGCTTCATCTTCTATGGACATGATTTCGAGCGGGTCAATATCATTATAAATGTCTTGCTTTATTGTTATTGTTCCCACTGTAACCTCAAGCACAACGCTCTCGCATACAACTCTATCAAAGTCGCTATCAGTAGTGTCTGGCTCGTAAGACATTTCACACTCTGCGCGAAA